CACCAAACTCTTCAAACTTGTCTCTTCTAGTTAACATAAAAGCACCAACAGCAAACGGAACCCAATGTCTCATAACTCCATTAATAACATTGAACAACATAAATCCAATCTGAGCTCTGATGGATTTATCATAACACTTTGCATATAATCCAATCAGATCTAAATTATTAGATTCCAGTTCGATCACAGAGTCTAATATAACTGAGTCAGAGAAAAATCTAACATCACTATCAATGAATAAAATATATGGAGTAGTGACAAGTTTAGCGCCAGCGTTCTTGGCAATTGAAACTGGACCACCATCAATAATTTCTACATTTAGATTACCAATATATTCTTTAATAACATTTCTGGTGTTATCAGTAGAACAATCTGCAATGATAATTCTAGTTTGACCTATGTTCTGGTGCTTTAGATGCTCCAATAAATGTGAAATATAAGTCTCTTCATTTTTACAAGGAACAACTATGGTGATTTTATTTTGCAACATTTTCAATTTCCTTATCCCATGTCACTATTTCCCAGCGACCATCTTGGTGTTCGACTAGAGCAGTGCAAGATTCAACCCAATCACCATCATTCATGTAGACAATACCATCAATGTCTTTTATTTCAGCATGATGTATATGTCCGCATATAACACCGTCGAATCCACGTTTCTTACAATAAGAAGAAAGATTCTTCTCGAAGTGAAATATAAAGTCTACTGCTTTCTTTACTTTAGTTTTTAGATATCTACTAAGACTAAAGTACCCAAAACCAAATCGATGGCGTATCCAATTGAATTTGCTATTAAGAGATAAAATAAAATCGTATGCTTTATCTCCTAAGAAAGACAACCATGGAGCAAGCCTGGTGATTCCATCAAACAAATCACCATGAACAACTAGATAATGTTTACCGTCAGCGCCGATGTGCTCTGCTTGATTGTGAATTTCTACAAGACCAAAACTAAACCCATATGGAATCATTGGACGTAGAAATTCGTCATGATTGCCTGCGACGTATATTACTTTAGTTCCACGTTTGGCATGACTAAGAACCCTACGAACAACGTTAGTATGCGATTGTTTCCAACGCCACTTGTTCTGTTGTATACGCCACGCATCAATAATATCACCAACAAGATATAAAGTTTCACAAGTGTTATGTTTGAGAAAATCGTTTAATTGCTCTGCCTTACAAGCTCCAGTCCCCAAATGCACATCACTTATGAAAATAGTTCTGTAGTGCATTTTAATTAAGCCAGTAAAGTTATCGCGTCGTTGTAGTGAGCGATACGGTCTTCAAGTCCAATGTAGCCACCATTGATTTTGCGAGTCATGGTTTTGATATCACCAGCGTCAGCTTCTTTGTTAAGATTGTTCTTGTTCCAAAACCAGATCGCAGACATAAGAGCAAAGTCTTTATCATAAGTAACCCAATCAGGATTATCTACAACTTCTTCCCAATTATCAAACATATCTTTGGCAAACATCGTATAATTAGATCGACCAGTTAACTGAATCGGTCCACGCCCGCGAAATTTATATCCATCACCAGACTGCTCGCTGCCATTACCCATTCTATTTGAATAGATTTTATTGGCAATCATTTGCGGTTTACGAGCGTATGGTGTAGCAAGTTCGATGGTAGGGAAATACTTCTTAAAAGTCGCAACCAGTCCAGGTGCAGAGTAATTCAAATTTTCTTCGAATACTGTCCATCCAGCAGACTCATGACCGCACTGAGCAAGAAATGCTGCAATGCGTTCTGGAGTATTAATACTATATGTAGGAAATACTTCTGCCATCGAATTTGCCCACGCTTCAGGTTCCTTATTTCTAGGGAAAAGCTGAGCGAATTGATCTGCAGTAATCATTTGTTATCCTTATTTTTACAAAGATCAAAATGGAATCTTTTCATATTACTTATTCCTCCATCTTTATTACAATGCGGACAAACTAACTTAGGTTGAGTTTTACCTAACATAGTTCCAGGTTTACCATATCTTGGATTATTAATACCAGTCATGGCTTTTGACATTTTTTCTAGAGTTTCTGGATTTCTAGGTTTACCATAGTTCCAATTTTTATCTCCAGTCCTACCATCAGATAATTTCTTCTTAGTTTCTTCTGATAGTTTTCGTCCTGATCTTTGCTTATTAATAGCCACTAGATCTTCTCTAGTTCTACCATAGTTGGGATTATCTTTACCACGAAGACCATACATAGAATTACGAGAACCCATATGACTAGCAGACATAGCTAATAAAGTTTCTTCCGTATGTTTTTGTCCGTAGAATGGATGCGATTCTTTAGTGTAACTTCTAATTATTGGTTCTAGAGTACTTGGGTCAACTTTAAAAGTTTTTAGTGAAGCGAAGATTTCGGTATCTTCTTCGCTTAAAAGATAAATAGACATGCTGATGATTCCTTTATAATCGTTAGAGCAGGTAGGAGTTGGCGCTCCGTGACCTGCACTATATTTAGGAAATTTACTCTATATCATCATATCTAATTGTTGCTAAAATCCATTCTTTAACTAAAGAACTTCTAACAATATCATCTGGTGTAAATTCAATTCTGGTGTGAGATTTCATTAAATCTGCAATATCTAAAAATTTACCCAAACCCGACATATCATTCTTCTTCTTGTTTAAATCTGTTTGTCGATAATCTCCACAAAACATGATTTTTGATCTATACCCAACACGAGTCATACACGTATTAAGTTCTTCCCAAGTTAAGTTTTGACACTCATCAACAATGATGATTGCATCATCAAAAGACATACCACGAATAAATGATGTAGAAATGAATTCAATATGATGTTGTTCTTCTAATCTATCCCAAGCGTCTTTGCGGTCAAATAAGGTTTCGCAAATCTGACGATAAGGTTGTTGATAGATTTCCATCTTCTCATTAACGTCTCCTGGAAGATGTCCAATTTCTCTACCCTGAACAGCAGAGCGTACTACAATGATTTTATCAAAAGGATTTGATTTATCCAATACTTCTTCAATGGCTTTATATAGAGCACAGAAAGTCTTTCCAGTACCAGCAACTCCGTGAAGTGCAATAAAATAATCTCCACGCTTATAAGAGTCAAAGAAATTCTTTTGATTCTCAGTTAGTGGTTGAAAAGTTTTTAAATCGTCGATTCTTACCTTTAATGTATTATTTACAGTTTTTGTTTTAGCGGGAGCATCACTTTGTACATTATCAATAGGTCTTGTTTTCGCTGCTGCACGAGCCATTGGGAATTCCCTTATATTTGACTTGATCCTTGGTTCAATGTGCTTCCTGGAGCTCTTTCATGAATCTTTTGAAGAACTTCTTTAAAGCCAGTATCTAATTTACGTGCACCTACTCTAACGGGATCGCAAATCATAGGCGCTCCGTTAACCATAGTCTCAAGTTGGGGGTTTTGGATTAAATATTCTTCACGAGCAGAAATGCCCATGAACTTCTCGGTCACTTCACCAGTTTCTTTGTTTCGAAATGCGTATGTTGGCATAATGTCTCCTTATGTTTTTATTTAGCGAATCCAAGGCGGAGTTGGGCGATTTTTCCACTTAAATATAGAAGTTTTCGCACCATTGTAATATGCCCTATACGATTGGACCGTATAGTCTGGCTCTGATTTAGCAACTTTATATTCTTCTGGCATTGCTCGCCACGGAGCAGAGAATTTCTCTTCAGTGGAGATTTTAGATGGAGGGAATCGCAAATGCCCAGCAAGTCTCATAGAAGAATGGATCTTACCATAGCGATAATGATACTCGCGCATTAGCTCGATCCAAAGCCTGAACAAGAAATTATAATTATGAAGAGAATGACGACACCACTTAGCTGATGGGTGATTAATGTGAGATGCTTTATAAAGAACACCTTCACGCTCGTCTTTAAGAAACCATCGCTTGGCTTTACGACCTGAATTAGAAAATCCTACAGTTTCTACGCCATCCAATACTCGGTGAGCAGTTGACATTAGTTGTGCGTACTCGAGGATCATTTTAACCACATGTTTATCAACGTGTTGTTGCGCGCAAGTGGCAGGATCCTCGTGTACGTAAAAAATGTTCATGTCAAAATGAGTTTTTCGAACTTAGAAAGTGTTTCTTCAATCTTAGAATCATCGTGAAGAATGCCATGACCACCAGCAGAGATGAATGGCTCAATACAGTCAATAGAATCATCAATCAAAATGCAATTCGGCTTGGCAAAATGAGACTTTTCGTATTTTTCACGGACGAAATTGCTTTTATAGTGAATTCCATGATCTAGAAGCCAGTTATTCTTTTGTTTTTTAGCCATAATACCTTGCTGAAACTCAAAAGTGCCAACAGAAGTGAGAATTTCAATCTCAAGGTCGTGAGTTTTGATGAATTTTGCAGTAAAATCAAGCAAAACTTGAGCATTCGGCATAAAATCCAGCTTTTCGAAGAGTTTATGCTCCATGACCATTGTTCGAAAGTGGTCCTTATCCCAAGAACCATCATAAACTCGGTCAGCGTAGTAAGTTTTATGGAAATCGGCAAGAACACCGTCCATATCGAGGTAAAGTTTCATATTTTTCATAATGTAATTATACTACGCGACCGAATTAAAGTCAAGCGACAAATTTAGAGAAGTCTGGAGGCTGCCAACCTTCAGGTTTCAGGATCTTTCCGTCTGAACGACGGATGACCTTGCCAGTGGTAGGGTCAATTTTGATCAAGTTGGAACGAGCACCCTCATGCCACGCAGCATCGCAGTTCCAGCCACGTGCTTTCATGTAACCCACGATGACCCAAATCATATCAAAGCAAGCATCCAGCTGCTCGGTGTCATTTTCCTCGTCGACCGCTGCCCAGAACTCATCTACTTCTTCTTCGATGAGTCTCTTGTACAGTCTTGCCAAATCGGAAACAAGGGGATCGGGTTTAGTGGGAACTTCTTGCCCAGCTGCGGCAAGAAACACTCCAACGTCAGTGAAAACTTTACTCATTTGTTACGCTCAGTGTCAAAGTAGTGGGCAGAGTGTTCAACCGAATCGTTGACATTAAGTGTGATAGTGTTGAAATAATTCTCCAGATCGTTAAGTGCATCCTGGGCACCATCCAGAGTTTCAAATGGTTGCTCTTCAGCGAAGTCTAGATTTCCGTCAAAGACAAATCCACACCCGCGCAGGAAAAGCTCGAAGTCAAAAAGAACATCAGGCAGGAAATCCTTGGTACTCTCGTGAGTAACTTTCTCTCCGCTTTCGTGTTCAGCAATAAACGTAAATTTCATTTTAGTTTCCTTTTTTCCGTATCGTCCAAGAACCATCTTGGTTATCAATCCACTCTAACACATCGCCAGTCTCCCAACCAGCACTCTCAAGAATCTCTTCAGAAAGAGGCAACAGTAACTCACCCGTATCTGGTTCCTCTTCCAGTTGAATAATCCACTTATTCATAATCAATCTCTAACCAATCGGTATCTTCTGGCATGATCTCAGTCACAACACCGGCATCAGACGCGTTAGCGATCATATTTTGAAGAACCGAATGTCCATAAACAGTTGAGCCATAGCATCCAATATGACACAGATAAGCAGAACCTGAACTGCCCTCGAATTCATAACGATTCTTCACTCGAGCGACACGAGTTACACCACTATTGAGCCTCCAAGAATCTCCAGTGGCAAATCCGCCAGACCAGCAAGCAAATACTTTATAGACTGGATTCTTATCGCGCCGGCTGATCTTTACAACAACCCACTTGTCGGGAATATAGCTATAGCTAGTCATACAGAAACAACCTTCAGTTCAAAAGAATCTGCAATAGATTCGTGATTGACATATCCACGAGGATTACCAACAATCCGAGTGTCGCCGATTTGATAGTCATAACGCTCATGCGTATGACCATGAGTCCAGAGTTTAATTCGCGGACGATCCAGAATAAACTCTGTCAGATTGCTGTGATATCCACCGTTCATTAGCTGATCTTCAGGGTGCTGGTTATACCGGGCATTGCACGACTGGAAAGAAGGAGTGTGATGACCGCAGACGATGAAGTGTTTCCAGGCAGGAGTTTCATCATACGCTTTGGCAATAAACTCTAGAGCAATACGATGTTCTTCCATTGCATCTTCTGGACAGAAAGTAGAAACACGTTCTTTAAACTGAACAATCTGCTGTCCAGGATTAGCTGGATCTGGAAGGAATGTTTTGTAAGAAACCATGCGGTTGCTATTCTTGACGCACCGGAAATCGTTCATCATACCACGAAGTGCAAAGAGAGTCTGTGGATCACCCTTGTTCATATCGGTCCACAGAGTAGTTCCCGCGAACACTGCTCCACCGTGTTCAAACGTTTCGTTATTCAAAACGTGCACGTTGGGTAAGTATGCCAGCGATTCCTTTAGAGTAGGAATTGTGGTAGCGAAGTCACCGTGATAGTGCTCGTGGTTTCCAGCAACGTAAATCACTTGAGGAAAAGAGGCAGAGCATTCTTGAAAGAATTTATGCCACTTGGCAGAGCGAGTATGCTCACCCATCAGGTTGTTAGAATCGTGCTTACCCAGATCGTTTGCAACCAGGATATCGCCAGAAAGAATCAGAACCTCTACACCACCGGGATTTACCAGTGTGATGGAACCAAACTCCAAGTGTAGATCTGAGCAAACTGCAATCTGCAAACCAGGTCCTTTGCTCAGTACAACAGACACGTTATCACCGACACCAATTTTACTATTCATACCCATTTCATTTTACTCCTAAGGAAGACATTCCTATTATACCGGAAACCTGATTTAAAGTCAACCATACATCACTCGCCAGAGCACTTCTTGTGCATCGGAAAGATCATCCAATAAAAATTCATCAATTCCCTCTACAATTATCAA